AATACGGCATTTTGGGAAGATGAACCAGACATCATCATCGGTCAGACAGAACAATGCTTTGTTGATAATAACTTTATCCAAAGCACGCTTCCAACCTACATCTTTAGATGTTGCCTGAATAACATCGCCACCCATGAACGCTTTCTTGGTCTTCCAGTCATATTGTCCGATAGAGAAAGCGGGCGATACTTCTCCCGGCACATCATCGTAACGGTAATTCTTTCCCGTTAATTGGTTCTTGTACCCGGTGACAGAGGCTTCCGTTTCCTCAATCTGCCACGTTTCCCCGTGTACATTCAAAACCTCATCTTTCGCTTTGATAGCGGCTTGAATCAAAGTCTTTGCGATTTCGGGGGTAATGTCTGCCGTTACCTTATCAATGTCGGCAAACAAGATTCTTTTTATTCCTACTGCTGAAATCATAATCTTATAGTTTTACATTTATTACTTCAAATAAAATTCTCACATTCACGTAATGGCATTTCAAAGCTGCATCCGCTTCCGCGCCAATTGATTCAATAGAGTAACGATAGGTTGTACCGTCATAGGTGCTTACTACATCATCAAGCAGCTTGCCAGCCTTTCTTTCAAGTTCGTTAAGCCGGATTGTGTTCGCTTCATTCTCGCTTAAATTGGGTACACATAGATTCACTTCTGCGAAAGATTTCTTCCAATACTTTCCCGGCTGTTGTTTCTTCGTGTGGATGACAATCCTTTCGGACTTCAATTCACCCGTCAACGTTTCACCATCAGGCACTATATCTATTCCGAAAGCCTTGCAGTCCCGATAGAGAATGTTTCCTATGTCGGTAGTTACTATCATTCCACAATCTCCCAATCTTCTGCAAATACATCACTGATAGACGGAACCCATGAATCAGCGCGTCCGGTATTCTCGTTGTAGATAAGACACTGGCTTGTATAGTCAATAAATCCCTTACCTTTCAGAATAAGGTCTTTTGCCGATTGGGGAAGCGATTGCATCTTAGGGATGATGTCGCTTTCGATATGAGCTGGCACTTGTTTGAATACCATCAAACCTTTACCGTTCCAACCACTTCTACGAACAGCCCCACCTTGTTTTAACACTTCGATAGCATCACCGAAACAGATAGGAGTTTCTTCCTTGACTTCTCGATATGATTCTTCAAACAGTTTTTTGGGTGACCAACTTTCATAGCCATATTCAGTACGAGTGTGATATCCTAGTTTATAAGACTCATTCTCTTCTATTTCACTTTTTACCAAGCCTTTACTGCAAGCTTCACCCAATGTCATAGGTTCTGCTTCAATCTGTTTTGTTCCAATGTACTTTTTCATTTTTCAAATTCTTCTTTTAATCGTTTCTCCGCATATAAAGCAGCACTACTCAAAACATCATACCCTTTAGATTCTACGAATGATGCGTATTCCGCTTCGTTTTTCAATGTCAAACCGTCTTTATCGACATCGTAATCATTGGACGTTCTCAAAGTGAGTGTATGGTCTTGATAATCCCCATGTTCCTCTGCGTACTTCACGGCTTCATCGCCTACATCAATCATCTTCTTTTCGACCTCCCATTCTCCTTCATCGAAAAAGGAGTCGACATCTGAGAAATCGAAATCTACATCCATAATTCCGAGTAGTTAAAGTAGTTTGTACTCTTCACTGTATAAACTTCGCCTTGACCTCTTACGCTATCACCATCCATGCAACGTACTTCATCACCAGCCTTGACAGTAATTCTCTTCTCGCATACCACATGATAATTCGGACGATACACAGAGCCGTTATCAGATGAAAACTCTTTGGTAGTGTTATCATCACAACGGCATTTGCACACCTCCTGCCAGCTTTCACCACCTGTTCCGGGAATAGGTCTGCCAAACTCATCCTTATCCATTGGGGTGATAACTTTTACCTGCAATATGTGTGGAGCGAATATCATAAGAAAGTCACTTTAGGTTTGTTACCCAGTTCGTCTTTCAAACCGTACCGCTTGCACAGAAATGAATAGTAATCCTTAATGCCTTGAATGTTCCAAGACATAGAAAAACCGCTTTCGCTGATGGAAGTGGCACGAAGCAATAGAGAGGGGATGAACTTCGCAATTGCCACCGACACCCGTGTTTGGCAATCCTCGTTCATCTCACCCCCTCCGCTTATCTTTGCGTTCAGACATATATCGAAAAGGTCAGCCTCCGACAAGTTAACGCCGAAGGTCTGAAACTTCTGTAATATATAATCGTTTACTGTCATGCGTTCATCTCACTCAAATCGAAGTTCACAATCAGGTTCGGGTTCGCAATCTGCGGAATCCATTCGGCTGTGTATTCCAGATAGCGACCATTGCCGTCCTTGTAACCTGAAATCAGCATATCGCCATCTGCCTGAGTGTAATTACGTCCCGGTACACCATCCACAGCTTCATAAGGAGTGTGGAAGCGCATATAACCGATTTTATCCTGCGGAAGCAGGGAAATACGACCATCTGCATAAATGGGGATATTCTTACCTGTTTGGTCTACCACATAATCTTCCTTGATTTCAATAGCCGGAAGTCCGATACCTGTAAAAATGGTAGAAGCCAGTTGCGAGGTGATAAGCCCGGTAGACATATACATTTCATTGCCTGTAAGCTGCATTTTGAACTTATCTCCAAATTCACTTGAACCGATAATATTCTTGATGAATGTGCCACGGCTCATAATCATCTTGGGGAATGTGCCGTAAATAGATTTCAGCTCATTCAGTTTCTGCTGCAAGTAAGTGACGAAATAGTCTTTATCCTCTGTGTCCGGCTTGATAAACTTAAACGGCAAGTCGATGTTCAATAAGTCAATTCCTCCGGCATTGTCGTCCTTGTTCTTCACGCTTGCTGCTCCAGTCATCAACAGAGAGCCTACGATAATGTCCATACGCTTGTGCGGTGCCAGCAATACCTGACGGTAATCGTCATAGATGAAGTCCACGATGTCACGCATGGCTGCTTTCTGGTCTTCCGGTTTGGCGGCATTATACTTATCTATCAAGTCCTGCAAGTCAGACAAACGGTCGATTGAGATTTGATAGCGGTCACCCAAATAGGCAATCTCACCATATCCGGAACCGATATTCCTGCGTTCACGGATAGGCTTTTCGCCATAACGGGAGTTGATGGAACCAGCCATCACGCCAGTAACCTGACCGATGTAGTCTTTAAATACACGAGTAGTAGTCCTACGGAAGCCCAAATACTGCTGCCAATAAATTGTGTCCTTTCTTGTCTTGAGGACACGCTGAATCACTGCATTTACAATGTTCGGGTCATTAAACAATGTATGAATAGTTAGCATCATATATTAGTCCTCCTTTCTTTATTTTGCCATTATACCTGCGTTTTTCAACGCTGTCAATAATCCGTTAAAGTTTTCTACCGACACCGTACCAGATGCATCATTCACTTTGGCTGCCTGCTTTACACCTCCAAGAGCAGAAGTCGTAGCTGCTGTTAAAGTATACTTGTTAGCTTGTGCTGCAACCCCATCCAATTTGGCTTTATCTTCCTTGCTCATCAATCCGTCCCGACTGGAAGAAGCCTTAGGAATTGATACAGTGTCTTTTTCTTGTTTGACATCCTGAGCATTAAACTGGAAGTGCGGCATATTCGCCTTGTCAATATCTGCGAAAGGCATTACCAGCTTGGTCGGTTCGATTTCAAACGCACGCATCAAAAGGGAAACCAATACTATGCCATCCTCTACCTGCTTCCTTTCATACAGAGCTGAATTTGCGATAACTTTGGGCGTTGTACCATCTGCGGCTGTCGCTTCGTAAAGAACTGTTCCAGCTTCTAGATTTTCTCCAAAGTCTGCCGCTAACGTCAGCTTATCAAAAGCTTTGTCAGCCTTGTCAATAGCGTTGATTGTCGCTCCATGCGCACCGTTACCCAAGTGCATACCTTTGTAAGCCAAAGAACGTTTCTTGATTTTCAATGTGGTATTGGAGCCTGTCGTAAACTTCTCATATACTTCCACACGGATAGCCACTTGGGATGTTTTCTTCACCAAGTCAGCTGCAATCGGTGTGAATGAGGGCAAGTACGAGCCGACAACGAGGTTGGTTGTGTCCAACTTATACGGACCTCTGCGTCTGCGTCCGGTTTCTACGTCGTAGCGTTCTTCCTGCTCAACTTCCGGTTCAAGATTATACTTAAATCCTGCTGCCATAAAATCACTGTTTTTGTTGTTCTACAATTTCTTTAGTGTCGTCTGCAATCATTTTCGCAAACGCCTGAGTCTCATTCTCCAGTTCTTTTTTTGCTGTATCTGGAGGAACTACACCCTTAAAGCCGTCATTCGCAAACTCCTGCTTCAAGTCCTTGAAGTATGCGTCCAAGTCCTCATCGTCCTTAATGGCGCATCGTTTGGCGTAGTTTTCGGGAATACCATACTCCTTTGCCTTTGCCAAAATCTGCTGGCTACGTGTTGCTTGAGCCTTTTCTGCTTCAAACTGCGTTAGCTTATCAGAAAGGTTCTTGTTGGAGTCAATTAAAGCTTGCGCCCATGCAGGCACATCGTCTTTATTCTCTTCCGTTTTGGTGGTTGTGGTAGTCTCGATTGGCTTACCGTCTTTAAGGTTATGCCTCTTCTCGTAGTTAGTCACTGCCGTTTTTGAAGCATCCCCGGCACGGAAATCACCATAGGAATTAAGCACGTCCGAAAAGCTGATACCCTCAATAATAGAGTTTACCTTTGTCTCGTCCGTTACACCCTCTGCCTTTTTAGTAGCGATTCGGGTTAAGATAGCAGTGTCCACCCCAGCGAATTTCTGTTGTAGCCCTGCTAAGATTTGTTCTAAGATTGTCATACCGTATGAATTTGATTTATAAATTTCTACGGTAAATTTCGCTATTTATAAAGAGGGTGAGAAATAATCAGATAGGTGATACACGACAATAAAACGATTGTCGTAAAATGGTATAAAAAAAGGCGTGAAACCGAATGAATCACGCCTAAAATATATCACGACAAAAACTTATACTTATACTCCCAACACTATATTTGCATCAATATTTAGCTTCCGGCTTATCTCACGAGCAACTTTCAAGGTTGGTTCACATTTACCAGATATATAATCACTTAATCGTGATGGGCTGACACCAACCAACTTTGCAAGTGATTTTTGATTAAGCCCCATTTCGTACATACGAAGTTTAAGAACATCCACAAGTGTTGGTTCTCCCAATGCAAAATGTTCTTCGGAATAATCAGCAACCAAATTAGAAAGAAGCTCCAATTCTATGCTATTTGGGTCATTCAAAGGAGTATCATCTTTCACTAATGGAAGAAGTTCCTCTACTCTTTTCACCGCCCATTCATATTGGGCTTGATTTTCTATCTTTGTCATAATCCTAAATATTAGCGCAATCTATTTTATCATATTCTTTATGAGTACCAATAAAGCGAATATACACAAACTGAATAGTGAATTTAATCACTACTACCAAACGATAGTTATTGCCTTTGATATTGAAAACATAGTGTTGATTACCTACACTATCAACGCTATTAAACGTTTTCTTAATATCGGCAAAACAGGTCCACTTGCTTCTTTTCACAATGGTAGTCCATTCTTGCAAAGCGACCTTTGAATCGGGATGGTTCTCTGCATATTCTTTTAATGCTTGTTCGGTAAATATTCTCATTGGTTACTCAATTATCGTGTGACAAAAATACATATATAATTCTATAATTCAAAATTATATTCTAATATTTATAATTTAAAAGAGCAAAAAAAATAGCGGCAACTCTTTGAAGCCACCGCTAACTATTTTTCTTATACTAAAACTATAAGTCCCGTAATTTTTCTAACTAAGAGGCGTTTTTCTTTCCCTTATCTCCGATTTGCTCATTCTTTGCTGCTTGTTCCTCTTTGATTTCTGCAAGTTCCTCTTCTACCCTATCAGCATTTCCGGCAAACATGATTCCCTCACGCGTTGACCAGATGCCACCACTGACAGCGGAAACGGCAGTGGTCACCTTATCATTCAAATCATCAATCATATATGGAACCAGTTCTGTTTCTATGTCAATGGTCTGCGATGCCTTGCTAAACTCGGTTGGATTGATAGAGCCTAAAGCGGAAACAATGAAATTTACTCTCCGCTGTAAAAACTCGCCGATAACCTCACCGTGATTTTCTACCGCCATATGTGCACCCATGAACATAAAGCGGAAAGCGGTTCCTGATGCTTTGCCTACCCCCTTCAACGTCTCAAAGGATATTCTTGGAGTGTTTGACATATCATAAGCCATATTAGTGAGTGTTTCTGCTTCAAAACGTACCGTATCCGGAACTTGGTTCCACGTCAGATACTGGGCATCCGCACCTTCACCTGTAAGTTTGACCATTCTATCCTTAACCTTACCCATGAAACCCTCTACATCTCCAATTAGCTTCAGCAGTGGGAAGAAATGGTAGTCTATACAATCAGCATAATTAGATAACAGTTTTTCCAGCCGGACACGGAATGTCTTTATCTTCTTGCAATAAGATTCAGGACGATAAGCATAGAGAACCGGTAGTTTTGGGAATCCATGAGCAAAAGGCGTTCTTTCTTCATACCCTTTAGACAAATCCCATTGATAAACCATTTTGTCCGTGATAGTCATAAAGCAGATGACCTCCGAATCATCCATGAGCTTCTTCTTGTACTCACGTGAGAAAGCAATCATTTTACCTTCGTCGTTAAAAAATGGGTATAGATTATCACCTCTGAATGGAGACCATAACACGCTTTTCAGTTTCTTGGTGGGCTTGACCTTCCCCCCGAAGGTAGTCTTTATTTTCTTCCAGAACTTTGCCCAAAACGAATCATCATCGGTAACATACCAATATTCTGCCGCTTCCTGTTCGGATAACCAAGCACGGACAATCTTCTTGTTCTGATACTTGATTTTATTGGACTTGAATACGGCCTTTACAGCATCAAGCAGCTTCTTTTCGTCATCATCAGTCGGAGTGCAATCTATGGAAGGCTCAGTACCAACAGTGAAAGCAGTTTGAATGTTCACTATATCTTGTTCCAATGGAATGGAAATACGGTTCACCGGTTCAGTCTTATACTTTGCTTCGATTTCATAAGTCTTACCAGTTTTTTCATCGAAGTGTTTCTCTGCTTCTTTTTCAAGAACCTTTCTGTCCGGATACTTCTTTTTGTCAACCATGATTTCATGGCGTTCCGGATTCCAATCGTCCCAAAGTTTACAACGGTCGGGAAGTTCAGTTTTCCTACCTTTCTTCAGGTAGTTTATCTTCTGCCCGATGTCAGGGAGTGCTAATATTTTTTCTAAATTCAATGGCATAATCTATAATTTTAGTGAGTAAATATTCCTGTTAAATCTTTCGGTTTCTGAATCTTGCCAAGAAGTTCACCAAGCACATAGTAACGAGCAGCATCCATTCCGTGATTGTCGTGGTCTTCCGGCTCGTTGATATAGTTTCCGTCCTTATCCTTTGCCCAAACATACTTTCTTGCCTCTCTCTGCAAGTTGTATGAGCGTTTGGTTATGTACATCTCATACTCTTTCATCTTGTCTATACCAGCATTGATAGAACCTGCGCCCTTTTCTACGGCGTATATCTTAATACCTCCGTTATGTATCTCTTGAATTAAACGCGGGTCTGCACTATCAGCAATTACCTTCAATCCCCATAGGCGAAGAGTTTTGATAATGTCGGAAGAAAGAAGCCCGGTTCTATAATCCACTTCATCAAGATATAGACGATTATCAATAATTCCACATCTAACAGCCGCTGTTGGGTCATGGGTGAATCCAAAGTCTAGTCCAAGTCCAACTTTTTTACAACCTTGAGGAAACTCATCAACAATACCCCACTTCTTGAACACCGCACCTTCCGCAACATCAGCCCAGCGACCAATAACCACATGAGCATACTTTTCGGGGTTGTTCACCTTCATGTCCTCGACCTCTTTCAAAAACTCCGGGGAAAGGTTCTCCAAGTTATCCAAGTAGGTGGTATGGATATGAAGTACATTCGGGTGAGTGGAGATTTGAACCTGTACACCGTCAATCTCTACCAGCTTGTGAGTTTTCTCAATGTATTTCTTGTAGATGAAGTGATTGGAATCGCATGGGTTCATTATAATGATAATCCGGTTCTGAATACCCTTCTTGCGAATGGAGAGCATTATCTTGTCGAACTCATCTTCGCTTGTCCACTCTTCCGCTTCATCGCAGACGAAAGTCGTAATGCCTTGAATGGATTTCAGTTTTGCTGTCTGGTTCCCGGAAGAAGTCTTGATACCCCGGAACATGATACGGCTCTTAGTCATCTTATTGACTATATCCGTCTTTGTGGTCTTGAAATATTTCGTGGTTCCGTCCAAATCTATCTTCTCCATCATTTCGGGGATGATAGACATACCGGCAGAAACCATCGTGTAACGGGTGTAAAGAATCTGATGAACTATCTTCTCTACGGGAGTCATTTCAAAAGTCAACCGCTCAATAAAGGTAGAAGCATTGAAAGACTTTCCGCTACCACGCCCACCGGTGATAAGAATTATAAATTTTTCCTTATCCTCGTATAATGGATGGTAAATTTCTTGAGGTACTATCATTTCAGCTTGTCTTTAATCCAGGAATCAATGTTGATGCCATGCTCTATGTCTGTTGGAATATCAGCGTCTTCATCTTGTTTGCGTTCAATCTTTCTCCAATCTTCATCATGGTGGTACAGCCAAACGGACATTGCTTGCAAATTAGGAGCCAACTCGCTTTCGCTTACTTGTAATTCATCTTCGCCCGTCAAATTCCCTTCTGAATCACGGAGCTTTCTTACCACGGTGCTTTTGGTTTTTATGCCACCGAGAGCCATTGCAAGGAATTTAGCCCTTACAGTGGCATTGATTGTCGCACGCCCACGCGCTAAGACTTCGGATATTTCGGTGTACTCACTTTTCTTTTCGCAGAAAGTTTGTGGTAAAATCCCTATGGCATAAGCAATTTCCTTGTCAGTGAGCCCCTTTTTGGCATACGACTCTACGAGAGAAAGAAAGTCCTCGCTTGTGTAGTCAAACTTGGGCTTTCTTCCTCCTTTGCCTTTTCTGTTTTGAGATTCACTATTGCTCATATTACTTATTCACTCCAAGGATTTTCATCTTCTTCCTCAACGTAAATCCGTTTTAGTCTATCAGATACTTCTTTCAATTCATGTTTCATCTGCTTTACATGAAATTCGGCAGGCATGGGAATTTTCATTGCGCCTAATAGGTTATCTATCGTGTCGACAACTTCCGTAAATTCATCTGGTGCAATCACATATCAATCTATTCTTTCTATTTGTTCATCAAATACTTCTCCCTTTATGAACTTCATATCCGGTCCATAACCGAATCGTTCACAGAAAGCGGCTTTCGCCTCATAGGTATCAAAAGACAACATCACATAGGCATCCATGTTCTCGGCTTGCTTCTGTGCATTCTCCTTTACCTGTTGTTTGACTTCCTTCATGTGGGCTACCTTTTCGGCACGTTCCAACTGTTTGGCGGCCTTATCGGCTTCTTTCTGTTCGGAAACCGGGGTCATCATATCAGACAAAGCATCCGCAATAGAGTTTTCCCCTTCGGTCTGCAAAAGATAGTCGACACCAATCATATTCAAGTCTGCATCGGTCAGACCTGCATCTTTCCAGTCAATATCAGGAACAATACGGGCAAGAGCGTCAAAATCCCATGTCCCTTGTGCATTAGGGTTGTTCATTAGAATGTTTAACTCCTTTTCCTGCTGCTCGTCCACGTCTATGACATCGACACGAATGCGGTAGTCGTTATCGGGAAACTTTTACAATTCGTCCATGACAGACAAACGCTGGTGCCCGCTGACTACGGTAAGACCTGTACGCTTGTTCACGACAATTCCACCGACTAAACCAAACTTCTTGATGCCACGTTTCAGTGTCTTACGTGATTCATCGGAAAGTTTCCGGGGGTTATAATCTGCAAAGTGAATGGCAGAACGATTAAGTTCCATCGATTCACTCTTTATGTATTTTGACAATTCCATATCATCCATTAGTTAAACCCATATAAATTCTTCGAGATACTTTTCTTGCGCCATCTTGTTGTTTCCCCTCGTTATACCCAAAGGTTCGTTCAATGTATCGAATATACTTTCTTGCAATAGAGTTTACTCTGTTCAGCCTATTACCCGTTAAAGTACGAGATAGTCTGTATCTTTGCTCTGCAATATCATCAATTGATTTTCTTCTGACTCGGCTTTCCTTCTATTGCTTTTGTTGATTATTATACTCCCAAAGCACCCTTTCAGCCATTGGGAAAACTTTGTAAATTCTCTGTAAATCTTGTGGGTAATTATTCTCCATCCAAAGCATACAATCAAGATTGAAACCTACTCCCGAACTGGCTTTCAATGAATATCGAACTGGTTCGGGTAAATTGTGCTGCCTCATATAAGCAAGAATATCCTTTTGTGTCCAATCAGCCAAAGGATAAACCATACCGTTATTCTCGTAACCGTTTACCTCATACCCTTTCAGCATAAGCCTGCGGTTCATACCATCGGCTTTTTTCATGCCTAAAAATGTGTAATAAAGCCCATAAGTAAGCTGCATAGCCTTTACCACATCTGCCAACTTCAATAGTTTCACTTTCGGATTAGGCACGCAATACATACCTCCACGAAGAATATAAGTAAGATTCCAGTGAGGCACTTGCACAAACTCAATCTTTGGATATTTGACTTTAGTCCAGCCAATCCATCGGTTAATGTGCTCCAATTTCTTGACGAAGTACATGAACACACAAACAATCCGGTCAAACTTCGGATAGATTAAATCAAGCAGAACAAGCGAATCTTTGCCAAGTGATAAAAACAGTAAAGCCTCATTCGATTTTACCCGAATGAGGTCTATATACCGGTTCGCTTGTTCTACCTTGCTCATAGCTAACCACCACTTAAACCAAATGAAGTACGAAGGTCACTATAACGCTGTCTGCGTGACCCCAACTGTGATGTACCAGCTTCACCGCCACGTCTGGCAACCAATCTACCACCAGCCCCTGCACCGTTCATATTTCTGCGAGGCCCGGCTACTCTGTTAATTCTTCTTGCGACTCTGCTTTTTAATTTTAAAAGTTAAACAAATCAATCTATATGTCTCTCTAATATCTTGCCCAAAGTATAATCCATTTGTGCAGCAAGATACTCTTCGCCTTGATGTTCGTAAACAATATCATTACCGTTTTCATCTGTGAGAATAACTGCTTCTGCTACTTTCACTTCAACGATAATATAAGGACGTTTACCTGTATATGCACCTGTCAGAAGCTTGATTGCATCGTACTTGATAGGCTTTAATTCTATTTCACCTTCTTCAGGCAGTTCTGCATCAGCCGGATATTCTTTGCCGCCACATAGGTA